AGCTGTGCGCTGTCAAGAAATCCTTCCGTAGCGGCCATATTAGCATAGAAACCTTGATAATATGTGTTGTATGCAAGCAAGTCCAACAGAGTACCAATTGCCGAGTCTTGAAAATCGTAATCCGCAAATTCTGGCTTATCGGCAAGAAAGTTACGAAGATTCGCACGAATAACGTCGAAGTCTAAGCCTGTTACAATGAGATCGGTGTTAGCAGCCATTAGCGAACCCTATTTACGTTAATATCGAGCGATACGTTATTGAGAGACGAGACAATTTTAAACTTAACTCGGATCGCTAATGCATTTGTGTCTGGATACGAAAGTACCGTTACTGTATCAACACCTTGGTCATCATATAGTTGAACACGAGGCTCAAAATTTTTGATCGTGGTGTTTATCAAATCTTCTAGGTCAAATTGAGTAGATGAAGTAGTCAAATCAAAAAGACGAGAACGAACATCACCACCAAACTCAGGATTAAACACTCTTTCGTATTTATTTGTCATTACTAGATTTTTAACAGCCTGCTTAACAGCATCGTCATCCTTTTTGATGAGAAGCTTTCCCGTCTTCGGATGCTGTCTGAACGACAAATCAAAGTCTTTGTGGGATGTTTTCTTGAGTGATGCTGGTAAAGTTTTGGCCATTGTTTTCCCTTTATATGTTATTTATTACGAAAAAACACTTGACAAAACAGATTTACAGTGGTATAATAAGGATGTTAGAACCGGTCAAGATATATTAACTTGCTTTAGAGCTAGTGCAGCATCGACTTCTGCTATGATCTGCAATGCTTCTGCAACTGGTGTGCTTGGTTTAATTTTAGGATATCGAGATATCAACTCCGAATATGGCAAGCTGTATAGAATTTTCATATGTGGTTCACACATAACATCAAGTTCTTTTGAATGTCTATCAATCTTAGCTGTTAGTTCAAGTCTCTTTCTAGTTATCTCATCCATTGAAGTATCGCGGCCATATCCACCAGTTCCCCAATTTATAGTGTTGGCATTACCAGATAGTTTTTGACTGCCAGATGATGTAACCGCAGCACTAGATGCCAACAAACTAGAAGCAACACTGGCTGCACTTGCAACCGTAGACGCGAGACCCATTGCTTGAGATAGAGGTTGAGTCAAATCTGATATGCCACCTGATGCAGCACCTTCGGCAAATAGATTTTTCAATTCAATTGGTGTAACAGGTTTAGGTGGTGCGGCAGTCTTGACGGGTGAAACGGCATCCATTGTAGGCAGTTTACCTGGAATTGGTAACATCTTTGTTATTCCACCAGCCATTGCACTCATGTTTGGTATCTTCGATGCTATGTCAAATCCGGATCCGCTCAAGACGCCACCAAGCATTTGACTAGCCATTGCGTTTGGATTAATCATTGGAAACTTTGCTGCCATACCAGCTGCTGCCGATGCAATAGCTACTGGATTACCAGAACTCATAGCTTTTGCCATACCAGCTGCCTGACTAGCGAGACTTACAGCACCGGCTGCGGCACCGGCTGCACCGGCAGCTGCCGCTGCTACGTCCGACAATAACCCACCTTTCATTGCCATAGCGATGGTAGACGTTGGTCCTTTTAGCATCGAGTCTAATGTAGTTTTCAGTGAAGTGATTGCACCAGGAACAGCAATTGAACCTGGACCTAAAGCTTTGATTGGCAACTTATCTGTCAATCCACCAATAGTGCTTTTCAGTGACTCCAAAGGTGCGCTTAGGCCAGGTACCAAATTCTTCACAGCGTCAGCCATACCAGACAATTCGGCTAACTTACCAGCAGCGGCAGCTACCGCAACACCTTTAACGATGTTTGGATCTAATTGAAATGGCGGTGGTTTATATCCTAGAGGATCTTTCAGCATGTTCATAGTTGCGACTGCATTATGGAGTTCTGGATGATCTCTCATTAATGCTTCGGCTTGCTTATGAATAACATCTGTACCTTTGTACAGATATTTTTGACCATATATCGTATATTCCACGCCAGCAATTGCGTTTGGAATAACTGCTTTTATCTGGTAATCTAACTGTAATTGATCCATGAATATGTAAGCCTATTATGGTGAATGGAATGGCGGCGATGCTGGACCAGTACGGCCATCGAGTGTTGGTTGACCAATGTATGTTGTCTTAGTTGTTGTGACTGTTGTTGAATCAATCTTGATACCAGTATCACCAACTTTTTCTATAATAGTTGAGCCGGCTTCAACAACTGTAGAAAATCCAGATTTTGTAGCTATGTTCATCTCACTATTTACGGTAATATTTTTTGCCGCACTGATACCCATAGCGTCACCAGAACCCAAGTCGAATCCGCTACCGCCAATAAGAGTCGCAACACCACCAGCAATATCTACCTTATCGCCAGCGGTTGTTAATGAAACATCGCCCATCGTAAAATCTGTTTGTTTGCCCATGATATTTGATGTGCTATCACCACCGGTAATATTGTCGCGGTTCTTAGATGTTCTATGCGATGTGTGCATGTTGACCTGTGTGCGCTGATCTCCGTTGATTTCGTTCAACTGATTGCCATCGCATTTAATATTCATATCTTTGTGACTTACAATTTCATAATCGCCACATTCAATTTTCAATTTGCCTGTGACATGAAGTTCATAGTCACCATCAACGGTAAGACTGAATCTTCCGTGAACTACCTGTTCTTTTACACCATCAACATATTCTTGGTCATACTTATTGATCTTTGTTATGCGAGCGCCGTCATCTTGAATTTCAATGAATGCGCCACTTGCGTGGTAAATGTGTAGTCGGCGATCACCTGGTGAATTGTCGATCTCAATTTTATGACCAGCTTCTGTTGTAAACGTATGATTGCCTGTATACTTTGCTTTCTTACCACCAGGTGGTTTCTCTTGGTTCTTTTTAGCTGTTCCGCCACCAGACACGGGAGGTGCTGCTTGTTGCGGCGCTTGAACCACAAAAGGTTCACCATTACCAATAGTCGCAGTTTGACCGGGTTTTGCACCAGCCGCAAGTGCCATCGCATTTGGATCTCTATCTGCCATAAATCAATTTTCCTTAAGCGGTTGTGGTCGTTGTTGTCGTACCAGCATCTAATGTTAATGGTCTAGGAACTGGTTCTGGGACCACTTTACTCTTTACTGCATCTGGTAAACTTGCAGTGAAATCAAATGAACCTGTTGTGGCTTGTTTACCAGCAGCTTCTCCAACTTTTCCCATAACGTCTGTCATGCTAGGTAACACGGAACCACCCATAGCTTTCTCAGCTAAACTTGCGAGTGATGTTGGTACGCCTAGCGCGGCAGCGGCTGCACCTGCAATTCCTCCAAGAGCACCACCTAAAGCACCACTTATTAAACCGCCTAAAGCACCTAGTCCACCACCACCTGCACCAACTACACCGAATGGATGAGTTTTTGGTGGTGCAGGAATAACATTTGGTTGTTGTCTTTTGTCTTTGTCTTTTACTCTAGGATCTTCATCTCGTTCTTTGTCAGCACGACCAGGTAAACCGGTTGAACCGTCATCATCTGTGGCTGGATGGACTGATGGATTACCACCAACGCCTGAATTGCCACCAGAACCTGGTAATGTTGCAACCGCATCTAATAGACCAGCCACAATTGCAACTTTTTGTGGTATGGTTACATTCTGTTGTTGTATCTGAGCTGGTGTCGGACTTAGAATTGTGAGTTCGCCGACAGCATTATCAGAAGCAACAACTATATCATTGGTAACATCTACCACGTTTGCTTCAACGTCATATATGCCCGGATATAATGGCGCTGATATATGTAGTTTCCAAATGTTTGGTGTTACGGACTCATCTAGTCCAAGGTTGCCTTTAAATAATTCGTATGTCACATAATTGAGGGTGACTAAAATTGTTTGGTTTTTATTGCGCTCAAAATTTACCTGTCCAGTTATGATAGGAACAGTGTTCGATGTTGCTAGTGGATTGATCTTGATAAAATAATCAGCATATAGCGATTGACTTATTGCCATTACTTAGCTCCAGATCCAGGTGAACCACTACCAGAACCACCTTTCTGCTGCACATGTGGCATAGAAGCAAATGCTACTGGTATTTGACCACCTTCATCGTCCATAAAAAATCCAATTACCTTTGTTCCTTCTGTCACACCTGTGGGCGAGCAACCGACGCCGCTGATTGACGCAGATGTTAATGGTGTTGCTACCATACACCATGGTAAATTTTTAGTTGGCAACTTGCTCTTGTCTTCGGTGTGGTGGCCGTGGATTCTTACTTTCAATCGACCAAGTTTAAGTTCGTCTTTTTCACCTGAGAATTGACCAGTACCGCGATCTTCAACGGTGCCAACCCACCATTTCATACCACTTTTACCCATAACTGTACCGGGTGAAGCCATTATTTTTCTCCTGCTGCTTTCTTACTTTGCGAATCGCTCTTGCACTCTAGAATGCAGTTGTATTTAACGTCTTTATCGTCTTTAATAATTATGTGTCTAACGCTTGTGACTAGAAAATCACCTGATCTATTATCTAGTTCGTTTTCTTCTTGTGATGCTGGTATTTGAAGCGTGACTTTTATACCTGGTTTAATACTAGTATCACCAGGCACCATCACATTCATTACCAAATTATCCAATTGATTTGCAGCCGATGATGCCGCCGCATGTTCTTGGATTGATCTTTTATTTTCGATTACTTTACCATCACGTCCTTGGATGTATTTACTTTTTTTGACTGACGCATGTCCACCAGGTGAAGCGACTATGTTTGTTCTGCTACCACGGTCCGTTTTTTCTTTTGCAGTAACTTGATTTTTGCCACTGTGTGTTGTATCACCTGGTCCATCACGCTTTGCTTTTTCGTCTTGCACACCATCAATTTTACCTGTGTACGGATCATAAAAATACCAGTGATCCGATGATGCGCCATTCTCACTTGATTGAGGTGAATCAAAATCTTTTTTCTGTTCAAACGAAATGATACCTTTTGATGGTTCGCTACCAATTCCGGTATTCTGTTGCTTGTACTGTAAGGTCATTTTTGGACCTTCCGCTAACATAGAATCAATCGTTCTGAAATGATACCCATCTCTATCTTGGTAATAAACATAATTAGATGCTTTGGCTTTAGCAGACTTACCTTCTTTGCAAGCCCATCGAATTACCGTAGAAGGACTGCGACCTGTGCCAACATAAGACTGCTTATCTTCTGTCTCCTCGTTTGTTACCAAGTCCTTTTTCATAGTCTTGGAATCTTTGGTATAGATATCATGGACTTTTTTGACTATATCTGATACCTTCATATCCTTCAGTGCTTCATCAACAGACTTTTTGTTATCGTCAATAAACTCTGGAGATGCACATGTCAATAGATACATATCTTGATTTTGTCCGGTCTTAACACGGTCGCCAGCAATAGCAGTTTCAAACTTCATTCGAATGCTTTCACCTGATCTACCGCCTATAGAAATCTCAACGTCTTCGCCTGTTCCACCTTTCAAAGCAGATTTTTGGCTAAAACCAGACGCATCATTCATCGTAAGATTGCATGATGTAGTTGTCATGTAGATGCTTTCGAAATAATCTATTTGGTTGACGATTCCACGCACGTCCGTTCCTTTTATGGAACAGATTGCTATTGCGCCAGTACCAGTTGATTGATCTGTCATCTTACGATATTTTCCATATCATCAAAAACATAACGATGCTGTTCTTTAATCATCAGATAATAGTTGGTATCTAGAAGAAATATCTTTCTGCGCTCTTCGTTCAAGTCTGTCTCGTATTCAAATATGGTTTTTGTTTTGCGCTCAAAATCGGATAGTGTTAGATATGTCGTCTCATCAATTACCAAAGTTTTTTCTGGCACAATGCGTTGAGTACCAGCATCATTTTGGATATATCCTTGCTGAATAATTTTTTCGTAGTGGTGTATTTTTCTCATAGTATATTCTACAGAACCATACTTGTCTTTTAGATAAGCATTTAGTTCTTCATATGATAACGGCCATTGGAAATATGGATCCACAATCTCATTGCAGAGTAAAATTAACCAGTCCATTGATACGTCGCCATAATAATCATAAGCGACAGTATCTGGACGCTCTCCATCTTGAACAAAATATTCGTCGAATGATGCGTTGCTATTCTTTAGAAAGTTAGCAACAGAGAACCGACGTGTGATATCGGTAACTGGAATCGACTTTTTGGTATTTGGTATTTGATACTGTATGGTAGGAAATGGTGTGAAATATAGCATTAGTTTGGTCCTTTACCAGATCCCATAGGTCTACCCCAAACATTCATTCCATTGCCAATCACATTACCCTCAATGTCAACCATGGGCATATCTGTTGGTCCAGTTACTCGTCTTTCTTCAGGTGTTGATGGATTCAAATACTGCTTACTAATAATCTCAGTTTCTTTGAAGCTAAGAGATAGCGTCACTTCAGCTGGTGCAGGTTCACCACCGCCATCGAAGTCTCTAATGTATGCGGGATAACCTTGACCATGATAATCTACCTTAATGCCATTGCAAACGGAAGGTCTTAGTTTGAATAGGTATGCGTCTCTTTTAAAACTAATTTCAAAATACTCAGGATATTTAAGGAATAAACCACCAGAAACAAATTCTGGATGTGAGTAGTAAGTGAACATTTCAATTATGCGTCGTATTGCTTTTGACTCGTCTCTATTTCGAGGCGATAGTTTCCAATTAAATGAGTGTTCGCGAAAATCAACACCGGTAAAAAGCACAATCTTGTTTGGATTCTCAGCTATGCCAGCAATTACTTTAAGGGCAGCTGCACCTGCTCCTGGTGCACCACCACCACTTCCTACTAATTTATCAGCGGCTCCTTTTAATGCTGCGACGCCGGCGCCTTGTAGCGCACCTGTAGCTGCTGCACCAGAAGGAATATCTGTATTACCATACATGCCACGGTCAAATGGTTTAATGGCCATTCCTGCTGTACCCAAGTCTGCTACTGAATATGTTGGATGATAGTCGGTAGACAAACCGCCGGGTAGTGGTAGAAGAATCTTACCACCAGAAACTTGTGTTCCTGTTGATCCAATAATTTGACCTAAAATGCCTTCAAGACCACCTATAGCACCACCTGTTGTTGTCTTTGCAATGAACTGTATCCAGTTACCGTTCATTTGCAAGTCATTTGGAAACTGAACACCGTCGGTTCTATATGGATCAGTTCCTGTGCCATTACCGAATAGAGATCCAATGGCACCACCTGCTATGAACGCAGCACCTCCCGCAGCGGCAAGCTTAACACTATTTTTAGCCTTACCTCTTGCCAATCTTAGTAATGCAGCACCACGCGCCATTTAAATCTCCTTGATAGTAGTCTATTTATACGCGATACATAGTTGGTATGAAAGCATATAGTGGTCGGTTTATACCGAAAAATCCTCAGAAATACAAAGGTGATCCAACGAAGATTGTCTACCGATCGTCGTGGGAGTTGCGCGTGATGGGATATCTGGATAACAATCCAAATATCATTCAATGGTCGTCGGAAGAACTTGCGATTCCATACAAGTCGCCGATCGACGGTAAATGGCACCGATACTTTCCAGACTTTGTTGTGAAGATGCGCGACAGAGATGGCAAGGTCACAGTCAAAATGCTGGAAGTTAAACCAAAAGCGCAGTCTGTACCACCAACTATTAAAAAAGGTAGTGCGAAGCCAAGCAAAAAATACCTCAAAGAAGTGATGACTTGGGGCATAAATAGTTCCAAGTGGGAAGCTGCAAGAGAATATTGTGCTGACCGCAACTGGCAATTCGTAGTGCTTACGGAAAAGGAACTCGGCATTTAATGGTCGCATACATCTTCAACGACTTAATCAGTAAAGCTGAGAGTGCTGGCATCAAACGTGATTCTCGCAACTGGTTTCGTAAGCAAGCACAAGCGGTCAACGCTAATCCAGCTTTGATGCTTCGTAGTCAAGCAAATAGATTGACCAGTATGCCGCTTATCGGTCGCATGTATCTATTCCGTTATGATCCAAAAGGAAAACAAAAGCTGCCGTATTATGATAGATATCCTTTGGTAATTCCTATTGGATCTGGTAGCAAGACGGGTGGCAACGCATCGTCTGGTGGTTCATTTCTCGGGTTGAATCTTCACTATTTGCCCCCAGTTCTTAGAGCTAAGCTGATGGATGCGTTGTACAATGTAGCGTCGTCAAAAACATTTGATGAAAAGACGAAGCTAAAAATATCTTACGATATCCTAAACCAAGCATCTCGGTATCGTTTTTTCAAGCCATGCGTCAAGCGTTATCTGATATCGCATGTGCAATCTAAGTTTTTCTATATTGAACCCACTGAGTGGGACATGGCTTTGTTTCTTCCGCTTGATAGATTTGTTGGAGCAAGTAGAAATGTTGTCTACAAAGACAGCCGCAATAGGATTTAACCATGGCATTTAATATAGCAGATTTCAATTCACAAATATCAAAAAGCGGTATCGCTTCGACCTCGCAATTTGAAGGTCGAATTGTTCGTGGGCCTAGACAAGGATTGAGTGTTCTTCGTAAGTATGGTCTTGATAGTCAAGGTATGGGATTCAGAATTGAATCTTTAAACATGCCAGGTAGAACACTCACAACATTAGACCAGCAATACCATGGACCGGTTCGTTCGCTTCCGTATCGCTTCACAGTTCAACCATGCACCATGACAATCATTCTCTCGCGTGACATGCGCGAGCGCGAGGTTTTTATGCGTTGGCAAGATTATCTAGTTGGTCACAGCCGCGTGAATTATTTAGGTCAAAACATTCCAGGTATGTTTGATAGCAAATACTATGACGAAGGTGTAGGCGAGATTCAAATATGGCAATACTCACAGCCAACACCTAATAATCTGTCACGACAAAATAAACCAGTAAAAACTAATAACAGTTTAGTATTCGATCAGACTCCAAATAGCGATCCTCAAACTGTTATGAAATTGCCACCTTCATATATGGTTCAAAACGAGATGCGTTTGATTGAGGCATACCCACTATCAGTTAATGATATTGCTATGTCGTGGAATGATGAAGGATATGCAAAACTCCAAGTTGAAATTAAATATCGTACCGTTATAGAACGCAATATGTCATACTCTGATATTGGTGATTTTATGACCAATGCTTCAAATCTACGCCAACAATAATGAGGTGAATAAATTATGGCTTTACCAAAACTTGCTACTCCCAAATTTGGGTTGGAACTACCATCGAATGGAAAGAGACTTACATTTAGACCATTTGTTGTGAAAGAGGAAAAGATGTTGCTTATGGCTGCATCTGCCAATGACGAAAACTCAATGATTGATGCGGTCAAAGATGTTATTGCATCATGCGTTATTGACGATGATTTCAATGTTGATAAGATGCCATTCTTTGATTTGGAATATATCTTTTTGAATATTCGTGCGAAGTCAATTGGTGAAATTATCAAGATGGAATATCGTCATGTTGGTGGTGTAAACTATAAGGGTATTGCTTGCGAAACTGTAACACCAGTCGATGTCAATCTTGAATCCGTGCGCGTGAATATACCAGAAGGACATAGCAATAAAATTGATCTTGGTGATAACTTGGGTATGGAAATGAGATATCCAACGATCAATGATATCCAGTCCATTTCTGGTAATGGTGATGAAATCAATATGTTAGCCAAATGTATTTTGTCTGTTTATGATAATGACAACGTATATGAACCAGACAATTTGGAAGACTCAATTCAGTTTATCGAGTCTCTCAATAGTACACAGTTTGCAAACGTGATGAAATTTGTGAACACAATTCCAAAGCTTCGTCACACATTCACATATAAGTGTCGCGGATGTGAACAAGAAGATACGATTACGCTGGAGGGCCTATCCGATTTTTTTTGATGGTCCTCTCTCATAACACGTTATCGAATTATTATCAGACCAACTTTTCGCTTATGAACCATCACAAATACAACCTCAGTGATATTGAAGGAATGATACCTTGGGAGAGGGACATTTATGTTAAGATGCTACTTGATTATTTGGAGAAGCTAAAGGAAGAACAGAACAGGGTTTAAATGGCTAAAAAACCAGGACCAGTAGCAGGCAAATTAGGAGACACCGAGTACTATTACAAGAGTGATGGTACGGTCGTGGACGAAAACGGTGTACAAGCCTCTGCGAGAATCTCTGCTATGTTCGCAGCTCCTCCTGTTGTAGAAGAGGTAGCAAAGAAGAAAACACGAAAAAAGTTAAAGAAGAACAACGCACAACTAGCCGGTATATTTAAAAATAGCAAATACTATTACGCACCAGATGGTTCTGTTATTGATGATCGAGGTTTACCGGCACCTGCGGCATTTGCAAAAGCATTTGCAAAAGCGCGTGAAGAAAGAACAGATGCTATCAAAGAAGCATTGGCACCAGTTGCACCGACAGAAACCGGTTCGGCTGCGCGTGTGGGTGCACCATCGAAAGACTTACAGAAACAGATTGCTATAGCCAACAAGCTAACAGATAAGCTTGTGGAATCACATAAAATCCTTAACGAACTACAGCCAAAAATTTATGAGAGTTTGAACAGATCAATTACCAAATTGACCGAACAGAATGAACTTGTAATCCGTCAACTGATGGACCAAAATGTCGAGTTTCAAGAAAAAGTAATAGAGCAAATTACTGGTCAAAAAGGACCAACTCGCTCAGGTGGTTCTGTAGCTAGACCTGGCAAAGGCAAACAAGCTCGCCGTCCAATTAGAAAATTTAAAACACCAGAAGCTAGAGCAAAGTATGTAAAAGACCGCGCTCAGAGAATAGCTGATATCCGTCAAAAAGAAAATGAAGACACACTTAAAAAGCTGGCATTACCAGTTGGATTAGGATTTTCTGCCGCTCTTATTGCTGCTACAGGTGCAGGCGATAAACGATCAAGTACACTAACTGGTCCAGAACGTCCTACTGGTCCTATGAATAATATCAGAACAGGTGGTTCTACAGGTGCACCGGTATCTGGTGAGTTGGGTAGCGTATCTGCCAAATATGAATCTGGTGGTCGTGGTGTTGATACAGTATCATCTGGTCGAGGTGATCCTGGTGGTGTGTCGTATGGTGCTCACCAGCTTGCATCTAAGACTGGCACAATGGCCGCTTATCTTAAATCACAAGAAGGCCAAAAGTATGCTGGTGAATTTGCTGGTTTAACACCGGGTTCGCCAGAGTTCAACGCTGCGTATAGAAAAGTGGCACAACAAGATTCTGCTGGTTTTGCTGAATCGCAAAAAGCATTTATCACACGCACTCATTATCAACCGGTGGCTGAACATGCTCAGAAACTTGGTTATGATACAAGCGACAGACGAGTGCAGGAAGCATTGTACAGTATGAGCGTTCAGCATGGCGGTGCTAAAAAGATTATCTCTGCCGCTGGTAGTGGTCAAGGGAAGAGTGCGGAAGAACAGGTTAAATCACTATACGCTCAGCGTTCTCAATATGTAACTAATCTTGGTATGGGCAATCTTGTTTCTAGATATAGAAACGAGGAACGTGACGTATTAGGAATGAGTGGTACAGCAACAGCTACAACACCAGCTGCACCACAAGGTACGCCAACTCCAGGGCAAGCTACAAGTGAGACGACTCCAGGTGGTTCATTCGGTGCACCTACACGCGAAGGCGAGAATGGTAGATTGAGTGCTGGTCAATTAGCACCAGTTGGTGTTGGTAGTCACCGAGCGCAACCAGCTGCGGCTTCTGCGATGATAGCTATGCGCGCGGCTGCGAAAGCTGATGGTGTTGATTTAGGTATTAACGATTCGTACCGTTCATATGAAGGACAGGTAGCAGCAAAAGCAAGGTGGGCTGCTAAAGGTCAACCACACATGGCTGCAACACCCGGCCGATCTAATCATGGTTGGGGTCTTGCATTCGATATGGGATTCGGCAGCAATATGAATAGTCCTGGATTTAAATGGATGCAAGCTAATGCTGCAAAGTTTGGTTTCAAAGGCCCACTACAAAGACCGTTCGAACCGTGGCATTGGGAATATAATGGTGGCGGTACCCCTGGTGCTAAGACGGAGCCTGTTCCTGGCGTTTCAGCACAAGGTGCACCAGCTGCACCTGGATACATTGCTGGTCAACAAAATCAAGCAATGACACGAATGGCAGAAAGCAATGCACTTGCTAATCAATCGCAGTCTCCACCTGGTCCAATCATCTTTAATAATACCATAATGAGAAATCACACGCAATCTGTCGTACAATCTGGATCACTGAGTCAGATATCAAGACCGGGTCAAGCATTTAATCCTTTAGCAGTCGCAATGGGTGCTGTTATAGGTGGCGCTCTTAGAGGACTATTTTAATGGCTATTTCAAAACTCGTCACACCGAGCGGATATAATCGCCCATCAATATCGTTTGGAAAAAACATTGCGAACGATAATGTTTCGAAAACGTCATCTATGGTACCAAGTCACGATTCTGAAGTGGCTTCATTGATTGATTCGATGAAGAAAATAAACGAATCACTTTCGTTAATGCAAGGAACTGCATCTAACACTGTCAAAATGTCCAAAGAAATTTTATCTGCGATGATAAGATTTGAAAACGATATATCAAAGAAGTTTAAAAACATAACAAAAGACATCACTGCTTCGCGTTCAGACTTCATCAAATCACTAGCTGGCATAGCGCCAATTCTTCCCATGGCTGGTGGTGCCGCCGCTGCTGAAGGTGTAAGCTCACGCTCAGGCAATATCAGAGATCCTAACTTTGCAGATTATGGTAAAACTTCAGAAGTGCCTGGACCAGCTTCGGCTATTTTACCTGCCGTAGCTGCCGCTGTAGTAGGAGCTGGCGCTGGTGCTGCCGTTAAAGGTGCTGGTACCGCTATTGCCGAAGGTGCAGGAAAAACTATTGCAAAAGGTGCTGGAGAAACCGCAGCAGAAGTTGGCGCAAAAAATATAACTAAAGGAGCAGGAGAAGCGGCTGCCGAATCGGCTATACCAAAAGGTGCACCAGAAGCAAAGCCAGCCGAACCACCAAAAACTGTGACGAAAGATACCGCAAAAGAAGTTGCGGATATGAAAGCTAAAAATCCAGAGCTAACATCAAAGCAAGCATTAGAAGAAATTAAAGCTAGAGAAGCACCAACACCAGAAGTAAAAGCGCCGGCTGGTGAACCAGTGAAAGTTACTCCAACAGCACCAGAAGCTGTTGCTGGTGCGCCCGAAAAGAAAGGTGCAAAGGCCGCATTATCTGATATTAAAGCTGCTGTAGGAAAACGTATAGGCGGAAGTCTAGAACGTATGGCTGGTCTTGGAGCAAAGGCGTTACCATTTGGTATTGGTACTGCTATTGGTAGCATCTTTGGTGCTATGAGATGGTGGGAAGGTGATACTAAAGGTGCTATTGCAGAAGTTGGATTAGGTGCAGCTTCTGCATTTCCTGTTGCTGGTACTGCGATAGCAATTGCTGGTCAAACTGCCATGATGGGTCGCGATGTTTATAATGAAGTATATGGTGATGAAAAAAACAAATTTCCATTTGACGATGATTTAAAAAATGATCCTGCAATGGTTGGCCAACGAATGCTTGATATCAAAGATATGCTGCAAGAAGAGATAACAAAAGCGGCAGAGGCAAATCAAGCAAGTAGAGAAGAGACGACTGCTGCAATGGAAGGTGCTGGAAGAAAACTCGGTGGTGCGGCGGCACAACAACCAGCAAAAGTTGGTGGTGGTATGACTGCTGCTGGCGCAACAACTGCAAATGCGACTATAGATGAAAAGAAAGCATTTATTGCCGATAAAACGAAAGGTAAAATGACTTTCCCAGAGTGGAAAGCAAAGAAGGATGCAGAAAATGCGGCGACAGATCCTTCAAAGGCACCACCTGGTACACCAGCTGCAACAACACCTGATGCTGGTGCAGTACAAGGCCCACCTGCGCCTGGTAGTCAAGGTTCTGGCGATGGTGTAATGAATGAAGGTCAAGACACGGATGCATCTAAAAATAAACCACCCGGAGCACCAGAAGCAACTGGTGCTGCGACGACGACACCACCTGCTCCATCAGAGACACCAACACCACCAGCGGCTAGTCAAAATCCAACTGTTATAAACAACACACAAACAAATAACACAAGCGGCACTGCCAGTGGTGAAAAAACTTCACGACCAAACTTTCCTATGACTGCACAAAATGATGCCTTGACAAAATACATGCAAAGCCAAATGATGAAAGACCACGCATAAAAAAGGGAGAGCCGAAGCTCTCCCAGGTTGCCGTAGGGTAAAAGGAATAAACTCCCTACGATTAATCATCATCCTCAGCAAGCTTTTCGAAGAATGACAAATCATCGTCATCATCTACAGCCTTAGCTTTTGGAGCAGATGCCGACTTCCCTACTGCTGGTGCAGCCATTGAACGGGCAGTCGGTTTGTCAAAAGGGATATCATCCTCATTGCGATAAGATGCACCAGCTGCTGGCTCAGCGAGAACCTTTTCCAGCTTCTTCTTCAACTCATCGTAAGACTTGAAGTTGGATGGTGCAAGGAAAGCCTCGAGCGAATGAGCGCCCTGCCACATTGCAGCCATATCCTCATCACTATCAGCAAGAGGTGCCTTACCTTCAAACTCGGACTTATCGTAATTGCGATAACCTTCGACCTTGCGGATCTTCAACTTGAAGTTTGCACCATCCCAAAGCTCGAAAGGATTGAGCGGCTTCTCATCTTCAAACTGAGGATTCATAACCTCATTGATCTTATCCCAAATCTTCTTTCCGTACTTGAAAAGAAAGACCTTGCCTTCATTCTCAGGATGTGCAGGATCCTTGAGTACGACAATGTTTGAGATGTAGTTGAGACGGCGCTTGCGCTGACGGACAATTTCCTTATCCTTATCATTGCCAGAATTCCAAAGCTTAGAATTCATTTCAGATACAGGATCTTGCTGACCGATAGTAGTCAAAGAGTTCTCAATATACCAACCACCTGGGCCCTGAAAGCCGTGATTCCAAACACGGACCCACGGAACTTCTTCACCAGCAGGAGCAGGAAGAAAGCGAATAACAGCAAAGCCATTACCCATCTTATCTACTTCAGGCTGCCAGAAACGCTCGTCCTTAGACGAACCAGTTTCCTTAGTTGATAGCTTATTGATTTCTTTGGTAAGACGCTCAAGTGAGGATTCGCGATTGCGCTTGAGGTTCATAAATGCTTCGTTCATAATAGTATCTCCGTTGTATAGCGTTGTATGGATTTATTCACTTAATCATAATAACATGTTATTTATACACTATTCTGGTGCAAATGTCAAGACAAAAACACCTGACGCATAATTTTTTTAATGTTATCAGGATCAACTCTTACAAATGGCCTGTACTTCTTTAGTTGACGATACACCTCAGGCCATATGATGGTATCGCTGATTACCTTGTTCCATGCATCAAGCACGTTGAAGGCAATATCAAAAGCAATCACGGTTTCCGCAGATACCTTATTGCCCATATAGAGTTTGATTAGTTGTGGATGCTCGCCAGTTGTTTTCAACATAGCTTTAGGATCATCAACCTCATCAATGATTTTATTTAGTTCTTCCTTGAGCTGGTACGAGAAAGTTTCCATGCGCTTTAACCAAGCCACATAAACTTTTTCAGACTCAGGTCCTGACATATCACCGACCCATCGCACACCAGCAGACGAAACAAAGTTAGCGACAAAGAAATTGGTTAGTTCATCGTCGCTATATTTGCGCTCTATCTTGCGAAAGAGATATTGATCCTTGCGCTTTAGAAATGATGCTTCGGATATCTTTTTGATTTTGCCAGAGTATTTGATGAAGTCGTAGTCGGATGTGAAGTGGAGCTTGAGGGCCTGATAGCGTTGGTATGCTGTCATGCCTTCCATTAGTGGATTCTCCAGCCTCGCCGAGTCATCTTTTCAAC